AACGCGCCGGTCATCGCCGGTGCAACATGCGCCACCCGGACAAGCCGGTGACCTACAAGGACGACCGGTTTTCCGAGGATGAGCTGGCCATCCTGAAGGCCGACCCCGCACTCGTTGTCGTGGTCGAGGACAATGAACCCAAGGCGAAAGCCGAGGCTAAGCCCAAGGCCGAGGCGGCCAAGAAAGGCAAGCCCAAGGCCGAACCCAAGGCCAAGGCGGAAGCCAAGCCCAAGGCCGAGCCCGAAGCCGTCCCCGAGCCCAAACCCGAAGCGCCCAAGGCCAAGGAGTAACGCTTGATGGCCTACGCCACCACGCAAGACATCATCGACCGGTACGGGGAGGACCAGCTGTTGGTCCTCGCCGACCGGGACGGTGACGGCATGGCCGACGCGGCCGTGACCGCCCGTGCCCTGGCCGACGCCGACTCGGAGATCGACCTGCACGTCGGGAGCCGCTACGACCTGCCGCTCGCGGTGGTGCCGTCGGTCCTGGTGCAGGTGGCCGTGGACATCGCGGTCTACCGCATGAGCCCGTCCGCCGACCTGGTCACCGAGGAGGTGCGGGCCCGCTACACGGACGCCCGCGCCACCCTGCGGGCCATCGCCAAGGGCGACGTCTCCCTGGGGCCGAAGCCCGAGAAATCCGGCGGCCAGGCGTCCAGCCCGGCCATGGTCAGCGGACGGCCCCGCGTCTTCGGGCGCGGGCGGGGCGGGGGCCTGTCGTGAGTGTGGACCTGATCATCTCCATGGGCGACCTGGAGCGCCTGGCCGGGCGGATCGCCCGGCTGGGCGACATGGACACGCGCCCCCTCATGGACGAGATCGGCTCCCTGGCCGAATCGCAGACCAAACGCCGCATTGACGCCGAGAAGACCGCGCCGGACGGCACCCCGTGGCCCGCCTGGTCGGATTCCTACGCGGCCACCCGTCACCAGGGGCAGAGTCTGCTGGTGGCCTCCCAGGCCCTGCTCGATTCCATCGACTACGTGGTCGGCCTGGGCGGCGACTACGTGGAGTGGGGCTCCAATCTGGTCTACGCGGCCGCCCACCAAAACGGACTGGACATGTCCCTCGTCGGCTCGCGCCGCCGGATCACGATCCCGGCGCGCACCTATTTCGGCCTGTCCACCGAGAACGAGGAGGATCTGGCCGTGCTCGTGGACGACTTCATCGACCGCCAACTGGAGGCATTGCAATGAGCCTGGAATCCCTGCGCGACGCCATCGTGGCCACCATCCGCACCGGCCTCGGCCCCGGCATCGCCTGCGAGGCACACGGCGGCCGGTTTGACGTCGCCGAGCTGCGCCGCGTCTCGGCCAAGGCCCCGGCCGTGTTTGTCGCCTCGCTCGGCTTCCGCGACCTAGTCTATGCCAACGGCCTCTACAAGGGCACGTTTGCCTGGGGCGCGTTCGTGGTGGCCAAGGACAAGCCCCGCGTGCACCGCGACCTGGTGGCCGCCGCCGTGGTGGATCGGCTGGCGCTGATCGTCCCGGAAAACACCTGGGGCAGCGACGACTGCCTGGACGCGCCCCAGGCCGTGCGCGGCGACAATCTTTTTTCGTCCGGCGTGGACTCGTCGGGCGTGGCCATGTGGGCCGTCAGTTGGCAACAGCAGATGGCCGTCGCCGAGGCCATGACGGCCGCCGACCTGGCCGCGCTGGACCCCTTTGAAACCCTGTATGCCCGATATCCGGTCGCGGACAATGCGCCCGTGGCCGAGGACTCGGTAAACCTGCCCCAGGAAGAGGGCTAGGAGACCATCATGGACACCCTGTATCTCAAGCCCCGCGCGGGGCTGACCGTGCGCGACCAGCGCACCGCGAAACCGATGCCCGAGTACGGCCAGGCCGTGCCCAACGTCAGCTACTGGCGTCGCCGCCTCAAGGACGGCGACGTGACCCCGACCACGGCCGAGGCCGTCGCCAAGGGAGCCAAGGCCGAACAGGCCAAGGCCGTCAAGGCCGCCGAAACCACCAAGGAGGGCTAGCCCATGGCCATCAGCTTCAACGAGATCCCGGCCAACCTGCGGGTGCCGCTGTGCTACATCGAGTTCGACAACTCCAACGCGGTCCAGGGGCTGGCCGAGGCCGAGTACCAGTTGCTCGTCCTGGGGCAGATGCTCCCCGCCGGATTGGCCGACGAGGCCAAGCCGGTGCGCGTGCTGTCCGCCGACCACGCCGTGTCCCTGTTCGGCCGGGGCTCCATGCTGTCCGCCATGTTTGCCGCCATCAAGGGCGCGGACAAGTGGCTGGAGACCTGGGCCATCCCGCTGGCCGACGCCGCCGCAGGCGTGGCCGCCACCGGCACCGTCACCCTGACCGGCACGGCCACGGCCGCCGGGGTGCTCAACTGCTACATCGCCGGACAGCGCGTGCGCGCCGCCGTGGCCGCCGCCGACACGGCCGCCGAGGCAGCCGCCGCCCTGGGCGCGGCCGTCAACGAGGCCCCGGACCTGCCCGTCACCGCCGTGGTGGCCGATGCGGTCGTCACCCTGACCGCCCGGCACAAGGGCCTGTGCGGCAACGACATCGATGTCCGCATGAATTACTACACCGGCGAGACGTTGCCCGCCGGGCTGACCGTGGCCGTCGCGGCCATGGCGGGAGGCGAGGCCAACCCGGAGATCGCGGACGCCATCGACGCCATGGGCGACGAATGGTGGAACGCCCTGGTTGTGCCCTGGACCGACGGGGCCAACATGGCCGCCCTGGAGGCGGAACTCCTGGAGCGCTGGGGCCCCATGTCCATGCAGGACAGCCAGGCGTTTGCCGCCGTGCGCGGTACCCACGCCGAGGCCTCCACCTGGTCCGCGTCGCGCAACTCGCATCTGGTGAGTTGCATGCCCACCGGCCCCGCGCCGACCCCGGCCTACGTCTGGGCGGCCGTGTACGCGACCATTGCGGCCGTGGCCCTGGCCGACGACCCGGCCCGGCCGCTCCAGACCCTGGCGCTGCCCGGCATCCTGGCCCCGGCCAAGGAGACCCGCTGGACCAAGGAAGAGCGCAATCTGCTGCTCTACGACGGCCTGTCCTCCTACGTTGTGGACAGGGACGGCACCGTGCGCATCGAGCGCGCCGTGACCACCTACCAGACCAACGCCTACGGCCTGGAGGACGTCAGCTACCTGGACGTGACCACCCCGGCCACGCTGTCCTACATCCGCTACGTCACCCGCGTGCGCATCACGACCAAATTCCCGCGCCACAAACTGGCCGACGACGGTACCCGGTTCGGCCCCGGCCAGGCCATCGCCACGCCGTCCATAGTCCGGGCCGAGTTGCTCGCCCTGTTCCGGGAGCTGGAGGAGCGCGGCCTGGTGGAGGGATTCGAGCAGTTCAAAGCCGAGCTGATCGTCGAGCGCAACGCGGACGATCCCAACCGGCTGGACGTCCTCGCCCCGCCCAACATCGTCAACCAGCTCCGCGTTTTCGCCGAGCAGATTCAGTTCATCCTGTAGGAGGGCATCATGCAAGTAACCGGCAAAGCGACCATCTACGTGGACGGCGGGCAGCTCAATACGGCCGACGACGCCACCCTGGACACCGGAGGCGTCAAGCGCAACCCGGTCATGGGCGGCGGCCGCGTCTACGGCTACAGCGAGGAGACGGTGGAACCGACCCTGGAGTGCACGGTCTACCACACCAAGCAGACCTCCATCGAGGACGTCAAAGCCATCACCGACGCCACCGTGATCTTTCTGACAGACACCGGACGGCGCTACGTCCTGACCGGCGCGTTCGTCACCGAGCCGCCCAAACTCAAAACCAAGGGCGGCGAGCTGGACGTGACCATGTCCGCCATCACCTGCGAGGAGGATTAGACCATGACCGAACGAGTACCCCTGACCACGCCCATCAAGATCGGCAAGACCGACTACGACGAGCTGACCCTTGTCGAGTCCTCCAGCGCCCATATCCTGGACGCCCGGGAAGAGTCCGAAAAGGTGGTCATGACCGCCGACGGCCCGGCCCTGGTGGCCAGTCCGGCCCTGGTCGGCCAGCACATACTGCGCCGCCAGATATGCGTCGGCGAACTCAAGGGCGTGGACCTGGCCATCCTCAAGCGGCTGTCGCCCCAGGACCTGGCCCGCGTCCAGGCCAAGGCCGACGAGCTGGACGCCCGGGCCGCGATCCGCGCCCAGGAGACCCTGGCCGCCCTGGACAAGCGGGGGCGAACTGGGGAGCAGGACGGCCGAGATTGAACGGCTGATCCTGCTCCTGGCCGGACGCACCGGCTGGGCCGAATCCGAACTCAAGGCGCTGCCCGTGTGGCGGCTGATCCGATACTGCAACGCACTGAGACCACTCTATGAGTAACCTGCGCACCTCCGTTCTCCTGGACCTGGGCGGCAACCTGGAATCCAAGTCCAGGTCCTACGGCAACGCCCTGGACACCATGGCCCGGCGCGGCTCCCGAAGCATGGGGCTGCTGCGCCGATCCACGCTGGCCATGGGCCGGGGGCTGGATGCGCTGACCAATCGTTATGCCGGGATGCTCGCCGGGGCCGGGGCCGCCTGGAAAAGCTACCAGGCGGTCCTGAACTCGGCCGCCCTGGACAAGCGGCTGACCCAGATTCGCCAGACCGCCGGGGCTACCAAGGACGAAGCCGCCGCCCTGCGCCGCGAGCTGTATCTCATGTCCCAGCAGACCGGTCAGTCCCTGGACTCGCTCCTGGACGGCTTCAACAATCTGATCCAGTCCGGTCTGGCCTGGGACGAGTCCCTGGCCACCATCCGCAGTGTCAACAACGCCATGGCCGTCACCGGGGCCAATGCGCAAGTGCTTTCCAGCGGGTTGACCGTCGCGGCCGAGGCCTTTGACTTCGACTTGTCTAAATTGAAGGTCTCCACCGAGTTGCTGGATAAAATGACCGTTGCCGGTCGGCTGGGCAACGCCGAACTGGAGGACCTGTCGTCCATCTTTGCGCGTGTGGGTGTCAACGCGAAGCGGGCTGGCCTCGGCTTCGACGCTACCTTGGGTTTTATCGAGCAACTCTCGCTCATCGAGCGCAACCCAGAACGGCTGGCAACCTTGGCCGACTCCACTTTGCGTCTGTTCACCAACCAGAAATATCTGGAAAAGGCGGCCAAGGTCACCAGGGTCAAGTTCTACGACCCGGCCACCGGCGACAAGCGCGCCGCCTTCGACGTGCTGGACGATATCGCGGCCAAATACCGTACCCTGACTTCGGATGTCCGGCGCGATAGGTTTATCCAGGCCGCGTTCGGTGACGCCGATCTGGACACCCGCAAGGGCCTCGGAGCGCTGCTGGCCGGTGATGCCATTAAATCGGCCCGGACCATGTCCGAGACCATCGCCTCGGCATCCGGGACCATCGCCCGTGATCTGCCGGACGCCATCGACAACGCCGTGGACCAAACCGCTCGGCTCAAGACCGCCATGGCCGACGCGGCCGACGCCTTTGCCCGGCCCGTCAATGACGCGGTTGCCGGAGCGGCCAAATATTTGCTCGACGACAAAAAGATCTCCGGCAAGCAACTGCTGCTCGGCGGGGCCGGTATCGGCCTGGCCGGGCTCGGCCTGGCCAAGCTGGGCGGCGGGCTGATCCTGCGCAAGCTGGCGGGCAAGGCCTCCGGCGGCCTGGGCGGTCTGCTGGGGGGCATGGGCTCCGGCCCGATCCCGGTCTATGTGGTCAACAACCGCATGTCCATGATGCCCGAGTCCTACGGCGGCGGCTGGAAGGGCGGCGCGGCCGGGACCGGCGGGGCCATCGCCAGGCGCGGCGGACGACTGGGCACGGCCATGGCGGGCGCGGGCAAGTGGGCTGGCCGCGCGGGCGGCGCGCTGGCTCTGGCCGGGACCGCCTTTGAGCTTTACGACGCCTGGTCCGACGACCGGCGATCCACCGACGCCAAGGTCAACGCCTCGGGCCGGGCCGTGGGGTCCGGCCTGGGCGGCTGGGGCGGGGCCGTGGCGGGCGCGCAGCTCGGCGCGGCGCTCGGTTCCGTCGTGCCCGGCCTGGGCACGGCCATCGGCGCGATCCTCGGCGGGCTCGGCGGCGGCCTGGCCGGAGCCTGGGCGGGCGGCAACCTCGGCGGCCAGGCCATGGACAATCTCGGATTCCGCGACGCCCCCGAGGGCCGTCTGCGCATCGAGGTCAGCGACGACCGCACCCGCGTCACCCGGATGGACTCTCGCGGCATGGAGCTGGACGTTGATTCCGGGCCCTACATGGCGGGGG